GAAATGAAACTAATTATATTAGTCTAAATTACCCTCAATTATTATTATATGCTTGTCTGGTAGAGGCGTATGGATTTTTAAAAGGTCCAATGGATATGTTGACATTATATGAACAAAAGTATAAAACTGAACTACAAAAATTTGCAAGTGTGCAAATTGGGAGACGTAGAAGAGATGATTATACAGATGGCACTGTCCGTATACCAATTGAATCTGCGAATCAGTAATTAGGAGATAACTATGGCAATAACATCGGCAATTTGTAATAGCTTTAAGCAGGAAATTTTAGAAGCAGAGCATAATTTTACTGCTACAACGGGAAACACTTTTAACTTAGCTTTGTATACAAGCTCTGCAACTTTAGGAGCATCTACTACAGCTTACGCAAGTACTAACGAAATAACAAACACTTCAGGAACTGCTTATTCAGCTAAAGGAAAAGCATTAACAAGTGTTACACCAACATTAGATTCATCAACTGCAGTTTGTGATTTTGCAGATGTTTCTTGGACATCAGCTTCTTTCACAGCTAACGGATGTTTGATTTTTAATGATTCACATTCTACAGACGCAGCAGTTTGTGCGGTAGCATTCGGTGGTGATAAAACTGTATCAAGCGGAACTTTCACAGTTCAGTTTCCAGCAGCGGCAGCAACTACAGCGATAATTCGTATAGCATAGGGAGGTAAGTCCTTATGGCATCGATCTGGGGTGGTGATAGTCCTTCCGTAGCCTGGGGTCAAAACTCTTGGCAATCTAATACTGTTACACAATCTTTAACAGGACAATCTTTAACATCTTCATTAGGTTCATTAAATGCCTTTCCTGAACAAGGATGGGGATCTGATACTTATGGTGTAGAAAATTGGGGCGAAAGTGGATTAGCTGTTACTCCAACAGGAGTTTCCGCTACTGCTTCAGTAGGAGAGATACAAGCTTTTTCTCAAACAGGTTGGGGTCGTGATGAATGGGGTGAAGAATATTGGGGAGAAAGTTTTGATCCTGTTGTTACATTAAGTGGTCAAAGTGCTACAACATCATTAGGAACTCCTACCATCTCAGCTCAAATAGCTGCGGGATGGGGTGATAATGATTGGGGTGTAGAAAACTGGGGTGAATCAGGATTAACTTTAGAACTAACAGCACCAGATGGTCTTACGGCATCTCTTCCAGATGTAAGTTGGGGATATCAAACTTGGGGATCTGAAGCAACTGGTTGGGGTGGTGAATATTATTTAACACCAGCAGATGTAATGGGATTAACAGGAGTGGGTGCTACTTCAAGTCTAGGTACACCAACTATTATATTATCACCAATAGTTTCTTTAAGTGGAGTAAGTGCAACATCTTCAGTAGGAGCAATTACTCCAACTGAAATGGAAATAGGTTTAACTGGTCAAGGAGCTACTGCGTCAGTAGGAGCTATTACACCAGCAGATGTAATGGGATTAACAGGACTAGATTCTACTGTTTCTCTTGGATCTATTACAGTTAGTGAAGCTCAAATAGTTAACATAACTGGTGTAGGTGGAACTTCTTCAGTAGGTTCTATTACACTTGCTGATATGCAGGTAGGATTATCTGGAGTTTCCGCAACGTCTGGTGTTGGCTCTATTTCTCCCGCTGATGTAATGGGATTAACTGGTGTTTCTGCTACAATTAGTGTAGGACAGGTTGGCGGTCCAATAGCATGGAAAAAAGTAACTCCAACACAAGGTGGTAGTTGGAGTAAAAAAACAGCTACACAAGGTGGTAGTTGGAGTAAAGTTACACCACCTTAATAATAGTAATATATGATGTTGACATTATGTATAAAACAAATTAAAAATAACAAATTAAGCAGGAGATAAATTATGGCTTCAACATACACACCTTTGGGTGTTGAAAAAATGGCAACTGGTGAAAATGCCGGTACATGGGGAACAAAAACCAATACAAACTTAGAAATTATCGAGCAATTCGCTGGTGGTTATACTACTCAAGCGGTATCTGATTCAGGAGATACAACTCTTTCAGTTACTGATGGCGGAACAGGAGCTACTCTTGCTCATAGAGTAATTGATTTAACAGGAGCCTTAACTGGGTCTAGAAATGTTACTATTCCAATTGACGTACAACAAATGTATGTTCTTAAAAATTCTACAACAGGATCAGCTACAAGTTCTGCAGTTAATGAAATTACATTAGCTAATGCAGCTACTGGTAATAACCCTACTATTAGTGCAACAGGAGATGATTCAAACATAGGTATTTCTTTCGCAACAAAAGGAACTGGAGTTATTAAAGCTGAAGACGCTGGTGGAACAGTTTCTGCAGTTAAAATTGCAGGAAAAGAAACTATGTGGGTTCCAGCTCCTGCTATGTATGGAGCTACAACTAATGGTGCTGATGCACAACAAGTTGAAACAACAGCAACAAGACCTGATATGAAAGTTTTAGATTTTGATGCAGGTACAGCTGAGTACGCACAATTTTCAGTTGCTTTCCCTAAATCATGGAATGCAGGAACAGTAACTTATCAAGTTTATTGGACACCTGGTAGTACTAATACAGGAAACTGTATTTTTGGATTACAAGGAGTTTCATGCGGAGATAGTGATACTATTGACGTTGCTTATGGAACAGCAGCAGAAGTCACAGATGCAGGTATAGGAACAGTTGAAGATCAACAAATTACCTCAGAAAGTGGCGCAGTAACTATTGCGAATGCTGGAGATGGAGAACAAACATATTTCCAATTATACAGAGATGCAGCCGATGGTAGTGATACTTTTAGTGCTGATGCAAGAGTATTGGGAGTTAGATTATTCTTCACTACGGACTTAGCAAACGACGCATAAGGAGAGTAGAATATGAGAGAATATAAATTAGGATCCTTTCCTAATATAAAAGGAAATAAAAAAAGAACAATTAGACCAAAAACTAGAGGTTTTGGTTATCAAGTATTAGGATTTGGAGCTGGAGGGAGAGGCCCTCTTTTCGTAACAGCTACAGGTGGTTGTGTAAGCACTTGCGGTGCTTATAAAATGCATACTTTTAACAGCCCAGGAACTTTTTGCGTATCATGCGCAGGAGAATGCGCATCAGCAGGCGGATCTAACAAAGTAACTTGGATGGTTGTTGGCGGCGCAGGAGGCGGCGGCGGAGAAAAACGCGGCGGCGGCGGTGCTGGTGGTGCTGGAGGATTTAGAGAATCTCCAAGTGCAGCAGCAGGCTGCTACACAGCAAGCCCAATTGCGGGCGGTTGTGCTGTAACAGTTTCAGTACAAGGTTATCCAATAACAGTTGGTGCAGGAGGAACTGGTGGTCCCGGTACCGGAAGCGGTAGCGCTGGATCAGCTTCAAGTGCTTTTCCAATATCTTCAGCTGGAGGTGGCTTTGGAGGTCACGGAGCTCCAGGAGGAATGGGTAGCGCATCTGGTGGATCTGGTGGATCTGGCGGAGGCGGCGGCGGAGGCGGCGGCGAAGCAGCCGGAACAGGAAATTCTCCATCTACAAGTCCCGCACAAGGATTTAACGGCGGCGGCGGTGCTGGTGACGGCGGCGGCGGCGGCGGAGGCGGCGGTGCAACAGAAGCTGCTAATAACGGCGGCGGCGGAGGCGGCGGTGCTGGTTATGGTGGTCAAGGCGGTGATGGTGCCCAAACAGCTATCATAGGAAGTGCAACTTATTATGCAGGCGGCGGCGGAGGCGGCGGCGAATTAGGTCACGGTCAAGGTGGTCAAGGTGGCGGCGCTAATGGCGGTGATACTGGTGGATCTGCTCAAGCTAACACAGGTGGCGGTGGCGGTGGCGCTGGAGTCTATAGTGATAACCATCCCGGTGGTAATGGGGGAAGTGGTAAAGTAATTATACGTTACAAATACCAATCTTAACATTATGGCACATTTTGCAAAAATTTCTGAAGAAAATGAAGTCCTTCAAGTTTTAACACTTGCTGATAAAGATATGACGAATGACGAAGGTGTTGAGATTGAATCTATTGGACAAGCCTATCTTGAAAAACACAACAATTGGCCTGCTCATCTTTGGATTCAAACTTCATATAACACTTATCACAACAAACATAGATCAGGAGATAATTCTAAAGCATTTAGAGGAAACTATGCAGGACCCGGATTTATATGGGATTCAGGAAATCAAATTTTTTGGGAGCCAAAACCTTTTGGTTCTTGGGTAAAAAATACTTCAATAGCTCAGTGGGAATCACCACTAGGACCAAAACCAGAATTTACAGAAGCAAACACTGCAGAGAATCAAACTAGATTAGCTGCGGAACCATTCCAAACACCTAAATATTATGCGTGGGATGAAACTGCTTACCAAGCTGACAATAGTCAGGGTTGGTTTTTTGTTGACGAAGACCCAGTCTAGTATTATACATACACCTATAATTTTTTATGAGAAAGATTCTACTATCTGAGGTAGCTATTTATTGTGGGCAAGTTAAAATGCCTGAAGATTTTGAAATTGATAGAGAAATAATATTTTATGAAATGTTAAAAGAAGGTGTAAATGATACATTTAAAGAAACACCTTTTACAAAAGAGTTAGATAAACTAAAAACTTATATAAGAGAATATATTTTTATTAAACATAATGTTATGTTGGAAAATGATAGTTCACAATCAAATTTTTATTTTCCTCAGGAACGTTCTAAACCATTGACTCATCTGGATCCTATGAATTTAACTTCCTCTCCCGATTATGTATGTTTATATGGAGTTAATGTAGGACAAAATTCTTGTAATGTTATAATTGAATATGATGAAAATAGAGTAAAAGGAAAAATAATAAAAATGTCTTTGAATAATAATAGTTTTATTATGTTTCCATCAAATTTAAAATATCATATTGATAAAAATAGATCTGAACAATTAAACTGTATATTAACCCTATCTTATAAACAACCCAAATGAACTTTAAAGATAATTATTGGTATTTTAAATCGGTGTTACCCCCTAAATTTTGTGATGATGTAATAAAGTATTCATTACAAAAAAAATCAGAATTGGCTAGAACCGGTGATGATAAACAAACTTTAACTAAAAAGAGAAAATCAGATGTAGTATGGTTGAATGATAATTGGATATATAAAGAAGTACATCCTTATGTTCACATTGCAAATGAGAATGCAGGATGGAATTTTGAGTGGGACAGAAGTGAACAGATTCAATTTACAAAATATAAAGTAGGACAATACTATGATTGGCATGCAGATAGCTGGCCTAAACCTTATGAGAAAGAAGGTCCTTATAAAGGTAAAGTTCGAAAACTATCTATGACTTGTCAATTAACAGATGGATCAGAATATGAAGGTGGAGAATTGGAGTTTGATTTTAGAAATTATGAACCACCTCTAAGAGATGAATCAAAACATGTGACACAATGTAAAGAAATATTACCAAAAGGATCTATTATAGTATTTCCAAGTTTTTTATGGCATAGAGTAAAACCAATAACGAAAGGAATAAGATACTCGCTTGTTTTATGGCATTTAGGGTATCCATTTAAATAATGTTATTTCCAACTTATGTATTAGATAATTTTTTTGATGACCCTTATAAAGTAATTAAGTTTGCTTCTAGTTTAACATATAAACAAGATCCAGAAGGAATATGGCCTGGTAAAAGAACAGACGCGCTTCAACATATTGACGATGGTTTGTTTCAACATGTCACTAATAAAATGATGCGCCTAATATATCCTGAAACTATAAAACAACTTACATGGAACGCACACGCATATTTTCAATATACGGATTATGGCGTAGATGCTAAAGAGGGTTTTATACACAAAGACCCTTCGGCCCAGCTTTCGTCAGTAATATATTTATCACATCATAAAAAATGTGGCACTTCTCTTTATAAACCTAAATCTTTTTTGCACGGTCTTGAACAAAAATATTTGGATGTGTGCAAAGATTATTACCTTAAAAATAAAATATTAGATAATAAATATTTTAAAGCTTTAAATAGTAATAACTCTAAATTTGAAAAAACTTTACAAATAGATAGTTGTTTTAATCGATTTGTAGCTTATGATGCACATCAATGGCATTCAGCAGATGGTTTTTTTAACAAAGACATTAAGGAAGGAAGGTTAACTTTAGTAATCTTTATTAATGGAATATTTAAAAATGATACACAATTAAAATTTCCAGTACCGGAAATGAAAAGGACAATATAATATGGAAAAACACAACCAGTTCTCAACTCCCATTTGGGTTGAACAAAAAAAAGAATACCTAAAAAGTTTAAATAAAGCTTCTGATAAATATATTAAAGAAGCTCGTAAAAGAAATAAACAACACATAAAACAATTTGGAGATTTTGGAACAAGTTATCATTCAACAACTTTATTACAGGACAATAATTTTAGAGATTTTAGAGACTATATTGGAAACAAATCATGGGAGTTTTTAGATAATATGGGATATGACATGGAACAATATAAAACCATGATTTCTGAAATGTGGGTACAAGAGTTTTCTAAAAATGGTGGTGGTCATCATTCAGCACACATACATTGGAATCAACATGTATCTGGATTTTATTTTTTGAAATGTGGAGTTAACACTTCAGTTCCTGTTTTTCATGATCCTAAAACAGGTGCACGTGCAACTAAACTTCATGTAAAAAAAGACCTTAAAGGTATTTGGCCAGGACTTGATGTCATTCACTATCGACCTCAACCTGGAACTTTAATTATATTTCCCGGTTATCTAGAACATGAATATAGTGTAGATTATGGTCAAGCTCCCTTTAGATTTATACATTTTAATATACAATCGGTTCCAACACAAATGGCAAGAGATGCTTAAGATAAATCATATTTCATTTGGAAACATATTTCACGCAGATCTAGAGATAAATAAAAAATTATTTAATAAAATTAAAAAACATTCAATAAAAAAACACACGGATTTAAAAACAACTTTTTATGAGGATCTTCCCCAAGATTTAAGAAATGAAATAACAAATTATTTAAATTCATATGTTACTGAAGTAGGAAAACTTTTAGAAAAGAAGTCTCATTTTTTTAAACAAATCTGGATTCAAAAATATGGAATTGCGGATTATCATAACCTACATATGCATGAACTTAAAAAAAATTCTTATTCGTTTGTTTTATATATTGATGGAGGAGCTAAGTCAGGCAACACTAGATTTTATAATCTAGGTTATCCTTATATTTATTATGATCGTTATCTTGAGATGCCTCCTGTGGCTGGAAAATGTGTAGTATTTTTTGGCGCATTGCCACATGAATCTGTTCCATCTAGAGATAATAAAAAAATAGTGGTAAGTGGAAATATTGAATACTCATGAGTTTTAAAAAAAATAAATACGCTGTAATACGAAAAGCTATACCTACCGATCTAGCTTTTTTTCTTGCTAATTATTTTTCTTTAAAAAAACGAGTTTATGATACGTGTAAAGAAAATAAATATATCTCTGATTTTGAAAGAATCCTTGGATATTATGAAGATTCAATAAAGGGACAAGTACCCGATACTTTTGCTGCGTATGCAGACATTGCTATGGAAAGTTTACTATTAATGTGTCAGTCAAAAATGGAAAAATTAACAGGATTAAAATTATATCCCGCCTTTACTTATGCAAGAATGTATAAAAAAGGTGATCAATTAAAAAGACACAAAGATAGATTTAGTTGTGAAATATCTACAACAATGAATCTAGGGGGTGATCCCTGGCCAATATATATAGAACCAGATCCTAAAAAAGGAAAAAGGATTATTAAGATTCCAGGTAAGTTTATGAGTGAAGAAGATGGTGTTATAGATATAGGAGATGGTGTTGGATATAAATCCGAGAATACTAAAGGTATTAGAGTTGATTTAAAACCAGGGGACATGTTAGTTTATTCTGGCTGTGATCTAGAACATTGGAGAGAAAAATTTAAAGGGGACGCATGTGTACAAGTTTTTTTACATTATAATAATCAAAAAACACCGAATGCAAAAAAGAACATATTTGATAAACGACCACATTTAGGTTTACCTCTTTGGTTTAAAAACCTTTCGTGAAAAAAAAACAAATTATTTTTTTATGTGGTCTACCTAGAGCCGGCAATACTTTATTAGGATCTATTATTAATGAAAATAAAAAAATAAAGGCTACCCCTAATTCACT